TTTGCTTTGGTTGCTTGTGTTGCGTGCCTGTTATTTCCTGATATATCGCTCCACTGAGAAGCCGTTGTACCATCAAGAATTACGCTACCTGACTCCATTGTGCTAAACCATGCAGCAATATTAATTCCTGGTATTTTGTCAGGAGTCAATAGCCTTCTCGTTATCACAATCAATTTACTATTTCTCATGCTACGCCACAAAAGAATTGATAGTGATTGTACCTGTTTCTGCGCTGCTTGTGGGTGTAAATGCGTTTGGAGTTACTACGTATGCCCATAAAGAAGTGCTATTTGCGGCTAATTTAACCTGCCTGTTGATGTTTGATGCCATAGCAAAAAAGCTACCACCACCTCTCATCGTTGCAACTGATAAGGTAATTCCATCTTCAGTTAAGTGAAAGTCTCTGTCGGCAGATGCACCATTAAAAACAAGATTGTCAGCGATCGCGGATGGAGGTGAAGCACTGTATAAATAAATTACAAGGCTAGTCATTCCACTAGGAGGCGTGGAAGTATTGAACATTATTTTTATATTATTAATAAAAACATTACCCCCACTAGGTCCAATATTTGATAACTGGATTATTGAGCCATATACGTCATTAGCTGTATAAGCAGTTGCTCCCGATGGTCTTTGAATAGTTGCGGTACTAGCAAATCCAGTTCCGTTGCTTAGTGTCCTAGAGATAGCAGACAGCCATCCCAGGATACCTCCCCCGCCTGTGGGCATGGTTGCATCGGTGACTTGAGTACCAAAGCTGATTTGATTTGTTACGTCTACTGGTAATCTGTTATTTATCGGTGAAGGTAATCTGTCGGTAATTGTTCTCCAAATAGCTGATACCCACCCCAGGATACCTCCCCCACCTGCGGGCATGGTTGCATCGGTGATTTGAGTACCAAAGTCTACAGTAGTAGTACCACCTCCCCCTGTACCACCACCCTCTACTTGAACGATGGGAATATAAGGAGATTCAGGCGTACCTTCTCCTGTAGCCTTAACATATTCCGCCGTTCCTTTTACTCCTAAAACAGGCTGATTCATTGCTTTATTTTACAAGAATATTGTTCTAATGTTAACACAGAACCATCTTAATTTGCTACTCTCATTAATATGTAATCCCCTGTTAGATCCTGTGCATTAGTGTTACCTAATCTACCAACTACGCGACAATAAATAAACCCTGTGGACGGAAAATCAGGGGTTTGGTTGATCATATTTAGTTTTACTGTAGAACCAATAGCTAAAGGAGTTTCTGTTCCGTCTACTTTCCACTTAAAAACATTGGGAATACAACCGACTGGCATTGAAGGATTATTAGACCCCCAACGTAAATATAGTTCTGTTTCTGATTGCGTAGCAATATTATTATTATTGGTGTGAGAGTAGTTTGCTACTGTGCCAAAAACAGAAACAGAAGCGTCAGCAAATGATGTTTTCGCCGACACTTCATACTGATCAAACCATTCAGGGGTTGATTGTATAGCAAAAGCGTAAGCATCTCCAGGGAAAACTTGATCTGAATTATTCAAAACTCCTACGCTATGAAAGTAATAATTAGTGTTGCTTTTAAACAAAAAATAACTAATACTCTGCCTGTTTGCCACAGCCCAAAGTAGGGTAGTGTTAGATGAATTGTCTATTTTACGAGCGCCTGTACCATGACTGATAATACTACCATTGTTTATTAAAGACGTATGAGCAAAATTGACAGTATCATAGATAACACTAAATCTGCTTGTATTTAAATTAAACGGCTGGCTTGGGTATATACCTGAAACAGCGATCGCACCTGTTAAAGTTTCTTGGGGAATATTTGGCCGCCAATCTATCCTTGCATAATTATTAAATCCCATGTGACCCGACTTAAATAATGCAGCCCTATCATTAGATCCTAGTGCCTGTCTCATGCAATTTAAAAGTTCATCCCAGTTTAATAAATCCGTGGTGTCTTTGTTGCCTATGAAATAATTACCGTAAGCGTCATTAGTAATGGTCATAAAGATTGTTTCCTTTGGTTTTCAAAGTTTAATTCACCTAATACAGGGAACTGAGCTTTAATGCTGTCTATTCTCTGATTTTCAAACAGTAAGATTTTTTCCTGTAGCCCAAATGCTCTTTGTTCTGTAAAGGTTGCAGTTATTTCCCACAAGTTAGTTCCTTGATTTGTGGCACTCGATTTATCGCAAACAAAATCTTTATACGCAAAAGCATCACTGGGTCGCCACCTGAATCTAGCAAAACCCCCGTACTGTTTGAATGTAGATACAATTTCATCTTTTAAGATTGTACTTAAATTGGGGATTGCTATTTCATAAGTTGCCCTCACAGAATCAGGATTAATCACTGTTTGGCTGTAATTGTCTCCTAATTTAGTGGTCTGCTGAAATATTGTTTTATTGTTAGAAAAATTCCATTTTATGGGTGGCAAAGTTAAGATAGGTGCGGTACTTGAATAGTCAACATAAGTAGGAATATAAAATAATGTTGACAAAGTATTTTTATTCTGATTCTCAAAATTTAATTCAATCATTTTATCAATTATTTAGCGTATAATCGAATTATAAAACTACTACTAGCATTATGACTAAAGGTAGATAAACTTACCAAGTATCCCCATAAAGACGTACTGGCACTAGCTAACTTAAACATTGAATTAATTAAGATTGTTTCAGTTACAACCGTTCCCCCACCCCTGGCTAAGTTTGCGGTTAAAGCAACTCCATTTAATGTTAACAAGGATGCTCTGTTGTTGGCAGGAACGCTAAATAATTCATTGTTAGCAAATGTGGTTGTAGGACTAGAATTGAATAAGTACAGCGCAAAATCGCTCATACCAGTGGGTAGGGTTGCTAAGTCAAAGACAATGCTCACACTAGTTAATTCAATGATCCCCCCACTATTTCCAATATTAGGAATTTGGAATAAGTTGCCATAAACTTTGTTGATATCATAAGCTGTTGTTGTGGCTGGTTTAGTGACAGTAACCTCAGAAAAATATTTAGGATTACTGACAACTAAGTTATTAGCAACTGTAAATGCTGGTATGTAAGGCGTGGCTAAACTGCCATCGCCATCTGCCTCTCTGTACTGTGTGTTTCCATTTGGACCAATATAAGGCTGTGCCATTAAAATTCTCCTGCAAAGAATGAGTTGTTTTTGTTATTAAAAGAAGAGACTAACTTAGCACCAAGATTATTAGCTTGAATAAAGATACTAACCTTGTTATTTGTGGTTACAGCCGCTATTCTGACAATATAATCGCCAATGGTTAAATTGTCCCATCTAGCTGAAAGTTCCGCCGTTTCTAATATGCTATTCCATTCAGATCCTTCACTTTTTTTGTATTGTATTCTGTAGTTTTTGATGTAAGGTTCTTCTATCAATCTTACACTATTAATACTTCCTGTGACTGGACTTGGTGCGGAATTTGAAACAGTAAAACTAAATTGAGTATTACTGATCTTTGTAATAATAAATCTGCTGTTGTAAGCTGATTGATCCGCTCCACTAATTTGAATTAAATCATTGGTTTGATAGTTGTGATTGGCTGTTGTGGTGGCGATCGCACTACCATTAAAAACAGTCAGACTGGAAACACTAAGCTTAGTTCCAAAATCTTCCCTATAAGGTCGTTGCCATGAAGCTAGTAAAGAATAAGTATCAATATTATTGATGCTAATTTTTATTAGCTCTACAGAAAAATTATTAGGTGGTGCAACTTCTGTCGGTAGTGGGTTTTGATTGACATCTTTGGGTATCTTGATTCCTGTTTCTACTTGGGTAAAAAAATCTTCACTGTAGGTTTTTGCGGTTACTTCAAACAAGGATCTATTTTCAGAATCAGGTGCTACATCTGTGATCCTATATAGCTTTACCCTGCTAATTTCATCTACTATCTGCCATGGTGAGTGAACAATCGGTAATGTGGTCAATGGTGTACTGAGATTAATTTCCGTGAAAGTTCCTGCGGGGTTAGCGATCGCTCTCTCAATTACGGATTCATCAGGAAGGGTTAAAAAAATCTTTTTTCCTGTATTTGCAGTCAGTGTGATAGGTGCGTCTAAAGTAATTTTATTGGCTGTGACCGCAGACACCAATCCCCCAACTCTGACTTTGTTCCTAGCGGTATCAGATACTTGAATCACATCGCCGGGTTGAAAAAACATAGCCCGCGCCCTAATCTTGCAGGTCAAGGTAATGACGTTAGGTAAAGAGCTTAAAATAGTCCTGCGTCCTGATCTAATAGCAGCGGCTCGCCTAGTTTCTCCTAATAGTGCATATTCTTCCGTTTGATATCCATACCTATCAATAGAAGCTGGTTCTTCAACAATTTCTGGGACTAACTCCCAATCCTCAATAGTTGACTGGTAAGATACCTTGGCTACAGTAGTTACAGCATTTAGCTCTCTGGTTTGGTAAACAAATTTTCCTTCCTCTACATCTGCGTTAGTCAGTATTTTTGGTAAGGCACTCATTGGGCGCTCCTGCCAAAAGCTGATTTGTGAGCCATTCCAATAAGGCTTTGCGTGCATTGTGGAACAAACAGCCCGCACCATTTCTAACACCGATTCCTGCCCGCCAGAACCCAGGATGGTGTTGAATAAAAACCTTCTTTCCGTTCCTCCGCCGCCGTCAGAAACAAATTGGTTGTTGTACACACTGCATTGATAGAGTGCAAATTTATCAATGTAAGATTCCGGTATACCTAATCTAAATCTGGGGTTAGTCAGTAAATAGTAAACAATCCAGGCGGGATCTGCGGTTGCTTTAGTGGGTGTGTACAGCGTTCCATTCCAGCCGCCATTAAAGTCTGTCCCCCTGTCGGTTGCGTTGATGGTTGCATTGCTGGGTATTTTGCAGTCCTTGATGCCTTTAACTTTTACCCAAACTTCTGGAGTTGACTGAAAGGTTTTAGCGGGGAATCCCAGTGCCAGTAGCGCAGTATTTGAGTATAAAACCTGGTCTTCAGATATTTCCGTGTAATCAGCCCATTTTACAACTACGGTTTCTTTATCTTCTCTGTCATCAGGGTTAGGCGGCTCTACTGGACCAGTTTTTTTGACTCTAACTTCAAAATAATCCTTGCTAGAATCAACAGGAAATATAAATTCAAAGGTCACAAAATCTGGATAGCGGACAATCATGCACTTAGAAATTCGGTCAACAAAAACACCGTTAACTCCTTCCTTAATGGCAACGCTAAAACAAATATCTGTTTTTAATCTGTCACCACTTTTGTTAACAAATTCCGCTAAAAAACTAAGTCTAATTTTGATTTTGTTAATGTCAGCATTTGTAATGCTTCTGGTTATTCCAACTCCATCATTTTTGACGACTAAATTAACTGGGTTGACATTGTACGTGCCACTAAAGTTAAAACTTCCATTCATTGAAGACATCCACGGCAGCACCGGATTTTTCCCCCCGTTGCTACTGTCTATGTTTACATCCTTAAAATTGGGACTGCCGTTATTGTTAATATAGGGGGTTTTATCAAAATAGACATCCTTAGCTGATTCAATGCCTTCTATTTCACCTTCACAAATTCCTAACAATAACTTAACAGTATCATCAGTAGTTCCGGTAATAGGATCGATAATTGGTTTAGACATAATATTTATGGATAAACTTGAGATTGTACCAAAATCGTTAGCTGCTTATAGTGCATTTTAGCTAGACTGATGAAATTTGAGTAATAATCTAATTCCTCTTCACTATAGCCATCTGGATTGCAATATAGCTTTGTATCACCAATATTAAATGGACTCGTTGTAACAAATTTTGAGGGGAAATTTATGCCATCTTCCTGATAAGGATCATAGTAAGAAATAAATGGTTTGTTACCAGAAAACCGCACTAGTTGTAATATTTCTCCAGTCGGAATAGTGGATTTTAACGTTGTAGTTTTCACAGTAAAGGTAACTACATGACTTGGATCTGGATAATTTGTGCTATCTTCCTCATAATCTTCTATCAGCAAAACTGGACATTTGGCATAACCCGCGTAGTCCTGTTCTTTGGTTGCTGGATCGGAAAACGGAAAAGTTGGTGAACTAATTTCCTGTGACAATACTTGAAAGTTTTTTACCAGTACGTCACCAAAAACCAGTGGTATAGGTGTTCCTTCTTTGGTATTGTAGCCTGATGCTTGAAAGAAGGTTGATCTAGCTTCTTCTTTCTTGGGATTGCCGTTAATCAAAGAACTAAGCAGCGATGTAGCACCGCTTAATATCAAAGATATGCCTAGCCCGGTTGCTGCTCCTGTGGCTACAAGCGCAATACCAATACCAATCATGGCGATACTGGTTAAGGTGCGTCCTGAACTTTCAATTACTGGGGTAATTTCTACTACGCATCCGGTAACAGGCAGTACAACAGATGGGGAATCTTCTATGATATAGCGTTCCCAATTGTTGCCCTTCACTACCATTGTGTAGTGCCACTCAGATCCTAATACGTAGTGCCTAAAGTCAGGGAAATTACAGCACAGAAAATTAACAACCTCTTGGGGTGTATTTAGTTCCCCTTTTATTTCCGGTGCAAATTCAACACCTAAGATCCCATTTAACTTTATTGTTGTTAGCATAAGCGTTTTAATCGGTAGTGAGCCACGGTTCTTTGTCTTAGATATCTTCCATAAGGTTCAATCTTGCTACAGGATTGCGGGGACATTGAGTGTAAGATTAGATTCTGTTCTGCATCAACTAATACTGCGGCGTGATTTGGTTCTGTTCCATCTCTAAGCGCGATCGCAAAGATGTCATGTTGCTTAATTTTCATGCCTGGTGGCATAAGCATTAATTCTCTATTAACATCAAGTGGACACTTATAGTTTTTACTGGGAAAATTGTCAGTATTAGTTCGAGTAAATTCCCCAAGGTCAACACCAAGTACGCCTAAGCAATATCTTCTGACTATTGAGAAACAATCAGAACGTCCCCACTGAAAGGGTATGTTTTGATAAAATTCTGTTTGTTTAGGATTAAGTTGTGTATATTTAAGCGGAAACGGGTTAGGGTTGTTAGGTTCGTAGTAGTCCCAAGCGTCTGAGTGTGGATGATACAAGATGATAGGTTTTTGAGTTTGGTGACTCATCTCAATATCAGTATGGGTGAAGTGATTGGGATGAGAATCTAAGTGAGTATGCCAAAACGCCTTGACATTATCATAGCTAAATTTTGACAAGTCCCTATGATCTATCCTGCTATTATTTACCGGATCTGGATGCACGTTTTTCAGTGCAACAACACTGGTTTTTAGCAAGCCACCTAGCACCAATCCACAGGACTCAATTTGAATATCAGCCTGGGAATTAAGGATATTTTTAATTTGTTCTTTGATTAAATTATTAATCATCTTTGATCAGAAAAAGTCGGATTTTACTTATTAGATATGATAGCATATCTAATATTAATTAATAAAAAAATATGCTAAACACAACATTATTATCACCCGCAGTTCAGGCACTTGTTTCTACTTGGATTGGGGTAATTAGACAATCTGATCAGAACCCAGTAGATAAATATGCAGAAATGCTTAAAGAGTCCCCTGTGGCTTCAGCAGCTAACGATCTGCGGACGCTTTTAGGTGTTTCAATGATGGGAAAGTATCAGCACTTTGACGAGAATATTCAGGAATTTGTATTAACTTCCATCAACAGAATGGATGGGAGTTGGTCAAACGTGATTGCTGAAATCCTAACCTTTGTTCCCTTTGGTAGGTCGTTCTCAGAAGTCAGTTATGCCATTAAAAAACGCAAAGCTTATTTGGATAAAATCAGAACCATTGACCCTCGCTACTATTGGTTTGAAGGCTATTCTGGCAACATCAAGCAAGTCCATTATTTAAAAAATACTGATATCTATATTCCTTATGAGAATGGCATTCATTTAATTAATCAGCCATACCTAGCATTGGGTGGCGATCCCTATGGAGTAGCAACCTGTCGTAAAGCTTACCCCTTCTGGCAATTAACTAAAATCATCAATGCCTGTTTAGCGATTATCAGCGAAACCCAGGGTAAGATGCTGGTTGGTAAAACAGACACAGCGAATAATTCAGCAGTCATGATTAACCCGGATACAGGTTCTCCCTATTTAGATCCTGTGACAGGAGAGCCTAAGCTGTATAACCAAGGTTACGTAATGTCTAAAAATCTTGCTGAAAGCAGGACTAATGCTTTTGCAGTAATTGATATTGCCGATGAGATATTTGCGGTTGCCAACGAAACCAATGGTGATTTTTGGATTAATGTACTTAGTTACTTAGAGTCTATGATTATGCTGTCGTGGCTAGTGCCTAAAACTGTTACAGGTATGGGCATGAGTGGTAGTGGTGACAGTAACCTCAACGCTGGTCACAGAAATATCTTAGAACTGGTAATCAAGTCACAGATGGAATTAGTGGGAGACACCTTAATTGAAAAGGTGATCCGTCCCATGATTGAATTTAACTTTGGAGAACAAAAAGACTACGGTATTTTTCCCGTCAAAACTCAAGACAATGAAGACGCGATCGCTCTTTTAAGTGTTGTCAATAATTGCGTGACCAGTGGTACTTTCAGCGGCGAGGATTTAGCAGTAGTTAACCGGATGAGGGAACTAGCAGGAATTGTTCCTTTAGAGTCACTAGAAACCAGTGTAGACACAGAGGAGAACGTAGCTGAAAAAAAGTATAGTTCCTGGGCAACTAAGTCTGCTCAGGAATCAAACAGCTTTTACTGGAATGCTAATAGCCAACGATACCACTATGCAAACGGCAATAAGAAAGGGCAATTTGTCAGAGAGAAGGATGTAGCCAGAATTACAGAGAAAGCCATAGAATACGAATTACAGGCAGGCAACAAAATCACTAAAGATTTGCTATCAGGTAAAATTAATGTCAGTACGTGGGAACAGAAGACAGCCCAATCCATCAGGAATTTAGCCATCTACCAATACTCATTAGGTATAGGTGGCATCAAGCAAATGGATTGGCGAGACCATGCCGAAATAAGTGGTAAGGTGAACTTGCAATACCAATATCTGCGTGGTTTTTCCCGTGACATCATCCAGGGTAATCTGTCAGAAGCGCAGATACTAGCTAGGGTGCAGATGTACTACAACAAAACCAGGCACTTCTATGAAGATGGTAGGCTAGAAGGTCACGCAAGAAATGGGTTCTTGTGGGAAAGAAGGGTTTTAGCAGCTTTCCATAGTTGCGATGATTGTGTGCGTTATAGTGGTGTAGGTTGGGTAAAGATTGGAACGTTGCCCAACCCAGGAGAAAATTGTCAATGTCGGGCAAATTGCAAATGCGTCAAATACTACTCAAAATCACCAATTTTACCCAGTCTCTAGATATGAAAGAAGATTTAATACCATTAACACTAGGCTTATTTAGTGCATTGATTGTAGTTACGGTTCTTGTGACACCAAACACAAACGACAGTAAAGTCAACGGTGCATACAACGTGGCACTGGCATTAGGATCAGGAGCAGCGGGGATGGCAGCCCCCAGAGGAGGTAAGAAAAGTGACTAACTTTAAACCTGATTTTGAAGAATTGCCACCTTTAGAGGAGCTAATAGAAACACTCAAGATTAATGAGAGCGTAGTCCAGGAAGTAATTACAGAGTTTGTTCAGAACCCCCCGATTCCTGAATTAGCAAATCTACCCTTAGCGGAATAAACACAAAAGCGGGCAAATCCCGCTTTTTATTACCGCTTATAAGGATTACCTCTACTGATAGAACCACCGGGTCTTAATTCCCTGCGAATACCGTCGCTCACAAGTGCCTGTACAGTCTGTGACAACCTGTTAGAATCAACCTCTGAATCATTGCCACTTACGGATACACTGACAGGGACATTAACGGTAGTAGTATTACCAATCCTTGAAGCCATCTCACCTTTACCACCACCGACTATACCACCATCGGCAAAACCAGTAATACCAGATTGCAATCTATTCCAAACAGCCGTTTCCCTGTGATTAAGAATACGCTCACCTTCAGAAGCTACTATCAAGTGGGGTGTCTTACCAGTGAGAGAGCGTTCTTTGTTCATTGCTCCCACAATCCCCCCGTTAGCAAAATTCTGGATTTTACCCAGGGTATCTTTATCAATCATGCCACCCTTAGCAAATCCTGATAGAGTGGCTGTACCAAAATCACTGGCCACAAAAGTAGAAGGATCTACAAAATCCATGCCAGTGGGAACAAAAGAGTTAATACCTCCTAAGTCCATTAGCCCAAAAGACATATCACCTCCCATGCCAGCAAAATCAGAAATATCAGACGTATTCCCCTTGTCCTTACCTTCCCCGCCTTCCTTCTGTCTAGCGGTGTTTGCTGCATCTTGAAGTGCGTAGGCAGCTTTTTCTAATTCGTGAGCAGATTTAGATAATAGTTGAACAGACACGGCTGCTTGTTGTAGTTGCAATGCTGCTGCGCTTAACCCCTGGGTTGGTGGTTGTATCCAACTAAAGAGCGCATTAGTCATGTACTTGGATGCAATTTCAGCTAAACTATCAAGGATACTATTAGCTATTCCTTTCCAAAGCTTATCCAGTGAATCAGCCCAACTATCTCCTTCTTTGTTCCAAATAAATTCTTTAAAGGCACTCTTAAAGCCACCTGTGAAAGACTTGAGAACTTGGCTAAACTCTGAATATTGAATCTTAATAGCTTCTGATTTTAATGCCATTTCCGCATCTAAATTTTCTCTAAGCGCGATCGCATTTTCATTGCTGATTTTCATATTTTCAACATCTTGTTCTAGTTGCATCTTCTTCTGTGCGTACTCATGGCTTAAATTAATTTGGGCTATCTGCTTATCAATTCTTTCCCCAGCCAGGTCAAGTCCTAGTGCCTTAGCAATATTACCTTTACTCTCTAATACAGTTTTAGCGGAATCAGATACTTTGATCCTAGTATCTAATTCTGTTTTTTGATTTTGTAGTTCACCCTTGCGAGTATCGCGCTCAGATTGTTTTCTAATTGCACCTAACTCAAGTCCACTGTTTGCCTTGAGAGCATCTATGCGTTGTTGCCTTTGTTCTGCGGTGAGTTTAGTATTGTTTTGGGTGTCAAGGATTTCTCTATTAAGTCTGTTTAATGCACTTTCTTGTTCCAGGGTAGCCCGCTTAGAAATATTAGCAACATCTACCATGCCATCTGCGGCTGTGGCTGCAAACATCTTTGCCTGTAAATCTAAGTTTTTAATACCAACATCCTCAATCAAGATTTTGACATCTAAAGCATTTATTTCTCGTTCAATTTGTTTGGCTAAATTGTCAGTATTGTACTGCATATCAATTTTTTCCATTCCTAGTTTATAGGTTGTTTCAATCGCCCTTCTTCTGCGCTCAAAGTCCTCTTTAGTCATTGATCCCCGCTTAGTTCTCTGTTGTTCTAGTAGTTCATTCTCAGATTTTAGTTTTTGATTTTGTAAATTAGTGATCGCTACTGCCCGCTCCATTGATGGTATCTGCAATATATCTTTATTTAATGGGAACGATTTTTCTTTTTGTTTAAGCAACTCTAATTGACTTTGCAGTACGCCTATATCAATACCAAGATTGTCAGACATACGAGTGTTTTGTGATATTTTTTGCCTAAAAATAAAATCATCTTTAAGCCGTTGTAGGATCATAGGCTTGTTTTTTATCAGGGCATTTAATTGGTTTTGGGCTGACTGGGCTTCTTTGGTATTGGAACTTTGCAAAGCACTATAGAGTTTTTGCAGTTCTTTCCCGTCCGTTTTTATGCCAAGTGATTGAAGTCGCTTAACCAAAGTGTTAATTTCTTCTCCAGACAGATTGGGCATTCGAGATGCGCGAACAATCTTTCTGAGACTATTACTTTCTTCATCTATCCTGAGTGATTCCTCTGCGTATGCTAAATCAAATTTTTTCTGTTCAGTAGCAGCAGGGTCACTATCAAGAAGTATCTTCCTAGTAGTTAGTTCACGTCGTCGTCTACGTAGGTCTGTATCATCTTTTTCGTTTTCAGTCTTTATTCTTAATTTTCTCAGATCCGTTAGTGCTTTGATTATGGCAGCCCTCTCCTGTTCCTTTGAGAGTCTAATTTGTTCCTTTGTTAACTGTGTCTTTGTCCGTGCATTAGCAGTGGGTGCTTCAGGAATAAGTTGTTGTTGTGTTTTGGAATCAAGTTTTTCCCCTCTTATCTGTTTTTTTGTTAGGTCTCTAGCAGTGTCTTGAGGGGTTTTTGTTGGTGTTGGTGTTTTTGTTGGTGTTTTTGTTGGTGTTTTTGTTGGTGTTTTTGTTGGTGTTTTTGTTGGTGTTTTTGTTGGTGTTTTTGTTGGTGTTTTGTTGTTGGTGTTTTGTCGTTGATTTTTCTTTTGTTGTTCATCATAAGTTTCTTTTACTGCTCGGACTATTGGAATTTGTTCTGCAAGTCTATAGCCCGGACTATTTTCAATTACTTTTTTACCAAATCCAAAAACTGAAGTCGTCATATCCCATGCTCCTTTTCCAAAGTTACCAACGCCTCTTCCAAGATTGCCAACGCCTGTTCTAAGATTTTTTAGCCAGGATGGACTAACATTTTGTGGAACTAAGCCCAGCTTTTCAGTATCAGGATCTATTTTGTCGAATAGCCAATTACCAAATTTAGTTATAGGGTTTTGCCGTTTCCCCTCAACTGCATCTCGGAAAAACTTACTAGGATTTTTTGCTTTACCATCTATTGTTACGGAAATACCAACCTTGCTTTCTGTACCCGCCCAATTAGTCCGCGTACCTAAGACTTGTCCAGCCGTGACAGATGCTCTGTTGTCTTTGTTGAACTTGATGTTTTTGTCTATATTAAGTCCTCCGTACCTGATTGCTAGTAATTTTCCATTAATGTTTTTTTGCAATTCTACTGTATTTGCGTTCACCCTTACTAATGTCCCCGCGACAGATGAAAGCACTTTTTGATTTTGATCAACATAAAACCTCATAATGAGATTTGAATCAACTGAGTAATTTTTCTTATTAAATTCAGAGATATTCATTCCACCAATCGGGGACACAATGGCATTATTGGGAGGCTTGGGTTTGTTTGCAGATTTGCCACCAGGCGGGGCTTGAGCCACTAGTTGAGGCTGTGGAGGTAGGTAAGGAACATCACTGGCAATCCCTGCCACTAAGACCCCTTTGCTCATGGACGCGATCGCTGTCGGATTAATGGCGGGTAATTCTGATTGCTTTGTTGGTATTCCCATCCACTCATACGGATCGTTGTTGGGTTTTTTAGGATTAGATATAGGTATAATTCGATCAATGGGCGGGTGTAGCGAAGGAGGTACAGGCGTGTTAGGATTGCCTGGCAATGAAATAACAATGCTAGGCATGGAGTTAAGATTAGAAAATGTGTTAGACACTTTTGTTAGTGCCATGTTTAACCCGTTGGTAGAATTAACCACATCTATTCCTAGCATTTTGTTGATGCGCTCAATCTCTTTACCAATGTCCAATAAAGTGCCACCAATACCTTTTAAGGATTGATTGAATTGGCCAAGTTTATTGGGGTCTAAACCAGGAATACTACGCTGTAATTCAGACATTTTTAACTGCATGTCTGTAATACTATTTCGGTATTCTAGTTTTTGTCTTTCCTGATCAATTCTGATGTTTTCAATCTCACCAAGTTGCTGAAATATATTAATTAAACCTTCTACAAACTCAGTAACAATGTTAGTTCCCGCTCCAATTAATGCCTGTCTCAACCTGTTAGCAAATCCCAGGTTTTTGATACTGACAATGGCTTTTTTGTATTCAATAACAGCTAATTCAGATTCTCTAATATTTGTCCGGTAGTATTCCGCCACCTGCTTAGTCTGGTCAATTAACGCTTGATTAGCTTCGCGTCGGGCTTTGGCAATCTCAAGGACATTTTGGCTAATCTGTTCTTTGTCCTTCATGATGTCCTGCTGTAGCTTCTCTATCTCTGATGTCAGCCCAGCCATGTCGCCGACCCCTAACGCAAGGGCAACATTCAGATTTTTGAGGTTAGATTCCTTGACTGTTAAATTCTTATTAAGTTCAGATTGTTGAGTCTCTAAATCCTTGATTTGTTGTCTGGATAATTCAGGAGCAATCTGTTGAGATGTCAGGTTAGTTTTGCCGTAAATCCTGGATTGGGATAGGTTCGATGCTATCTTATTGGCATTCATGTTTGCATTATACTTAGTCTCAGCGTCCTTGAGTGCGTTGGTTGCCTGAGTGTACATACTTTCAGATATTTCTGTAACACTAAACTGAGTTGCAGTCGCCAACATCTTTTCAAGTTGATTTAGCGTTTCTCTAAGTTGCTTGGTAGTAACCTTCTTTTGTGCTTCTGGAACATCGCTCTTGGTCTGAACTTCGGCTATCTTATCTTTGATATCTTTGATCGATCTCTTGAGTGCGGGTGTGGGGTCGCCAAAGCTGTCAACAAATTTCTCCCTTTGTTTTTGCAGTTGTTTAATCAGCTCCCTGGTTGTTCCTGCTTTAGCGCGTAAAGCAGAGCTAGGGTTTGTTCTTAGTTGTTCTTGCAAGTCTACAAACTCAGTAGCAGCTTTCTTGAGTCTAGCGTCAATATTCTTGATCTCATCATAGTCAAGTCTGCGTTGGGCTGAAGCACCAATATTTGTTTGTAAGGTGGCTTTTTGTTTTTTTAAGTTCTCTAAGTCTTCTTTTGGTTTTAAATCTTTTGGAACAACTGGCTTATTGACTGGAGCAAAACCACCAAGTCCTTCATAAGAAGAAACAATCCAAGGTGTTGATTCTGGGACTTGTTCAACGGCTTTGCGTATTTCCGCTTCTTTCTTTTTAATCTCCTCATCAATTGCATCCATGCTTGACTTATTGCCATAACTAGCCATGAAATTCAATTGCATCAACTTTTTATTTTTTTCAAGTTGAGCGAGTTCGGCTTGTACCTTTTTATAAGAATCTCCTGATCTTGCTGCTGACTTTTCAACTTCCGTGTCTGCATTGTCTTCTATTGCTTTCAGTGATTTTCTTTTGTTTTCAATATCGGTATTAATGTTTTTTGCTTTATCAGTAAGTTCAAATTTTTTCCTTTGTTTTTCAGGCATAGCAGCAACCCGTGGTGCAACAAAGTTATTGGGGTCGCCATCTAGTCCTACTGAGTTGGCAAACTCGCGTAATCGCTCATTGTTCAACTTCTGATCATTGTAAAGCTTAATAACCTGTTGTGACGCTAAATCTAATCTTTCACCTTCTTTCTTGGCATTGATAATCTGTTTAATTTCATCGGGTAACGCGTCTAGTTGCTTCTGAGTAATCTTGGGAGCAAACAAGTCTAAAGCCACAGTAGCCGCAATAACAGCAGTAATGAGTCCTGCGATCGCTAAACCCCAAGGTCCCATGATAGCAACCACAGGAGCTATTGCTGTAGCAAGTTTGCCAAAAAGAGGAACACGGGTAATACTTGTTGCCTGGATTCCTTGAGCAGCTAAAGCTTTGTTTGCTTCAAGAATTGGGGCTGCTTTTACTGCAAGGTCTACAATTGCTTTTATTGCTTTAGATCCAGCAGCAACAGCATATCCAGCACCTCCGGCATATAAAGCACCAGTTCCTATAATGTCCATTGCGCTTGGACCCTGTGGACTCCCGCCTTTACCATCTGTTCTGTATTTCGCGTTAGTTTCCCGTACCGCATCGTCCCATTTCCAGTCACCACCACCCCAGAGACTTCTAATGTCTAGTTGCACGCCCTTGGATGGTAGAGCGTTAGCAATACCTTTACCCAGTTCCTCTACTGATTTAGTGGCTTTGTTAAACGCTTCGGTAGTTTTGTTGATATTTAGTCTGACATCAGTTAAGTGTTTGTTAATGTCTGCGGTAGACTTATTAATTGATTCTCTCATAGGGTCGCTAAAGTCACCCTTAGAAAACATGAGAGCAGCGTAGCCTATGCTAAAGTGCAACAACGCCTTACTCAAGAAGGCCAACCCTCCCTGAACTATTGCCATACTTCTTGCGTGTCTAACCTCTACATCGTTCATAGCATTTCCAGCAGCAGCAGAAGATGTCATCATGAGTTCAGTAACGGCTTGAATTGTCCCCATTACTCCATAAAATGCTTTTGCTGTAGCACCAAATATTCCGGTAATGCCTCCCCACAAGCCTTTAATAGCAGGCCACAGAGCCATAACCATTAAGCCCGTCCCCTGTTCTAGCATGAATACTATAGCGAGTAGTTCTACCAATCCAGATGGAATAATTTTAAAGAATCCTGCAAACACTCCTTTAAGCCATTCCATAATATTACCAGCCTGTTGTGCGCCTTGGATTAAATTGCCAAAAACAGAAGAAAAACTAACCTTGTCTTCGCTCATGGAACGCATAACTGAATCTATAGTCCCAAAAACAGTGACAATCATATTATTGACACCCTGGAACATATTGTCCATAAGATTTCTTTCTGCGCCTAGCCAACCATCAGCAACGTCAGACATTATACCAATAACCATGGGCATCATATTGGTGGTAATAGCGGAAAAGGTAGCTAACAAGAAGCTTTGCAAGCTTGTCATTACAACTAAGAATGGCTTAAACTTGGAAAGAATGATTGTTAATCCTATGCTGATTGTGGCCGCAAATCCAATCATAAAGGATTGGGCTAGTGGTATTAAATCTTTTAATGCACCGCTAAGTACGCCTAAAACATTAGCAAAGCTGTTTACAAAGAATGCTAGTGTGCCACCAAGTTTATCAGTAAATATTGTTGTAATCTCAAAGCCTACATTACCTAGTTTGTTCAGTGCAACTACTAGTCCCCCGGCTTGATCAGCAGCAGCGTTACCATAATCTTCTTTTAATACTTTGGCTACTTTAGGTAAAATATCTTGGGACAAAACACTACCAGATGCTACCAAGGCATTCATTTCTGGCACTGATACACCCATGGCTTTGGCAAATACACCCATGGCAGGAGGGAATTTTTCACCTAGCTGCTGTCTGAGTTCTTCCATGGATAATTTGCCTTTAGCCAATATTTGTGTATATGCCATGAAAACTAAACTAGCATCTTGTCCGTTAATACCCAACGCGCTTAGAGATGAGGTGATACCTTCAAATAGTTCCTTAACCCCTTGACCTTCCATCTTGCTGTCTTTAGCTGCGATCGCTAGTTGGGAATAAGAGTTAGCAGCTACCTCTGAAGGCACATTAAGTTTGTTGGCAATATCTTTTGCGTAATTAAATTCTGCTTTTCCGCCCTCTGTTGATCCGCCTAAAAACTTAAATCTTCTCTGTAGCACCTCTACCCTTTGAATGCCATCTATTAATTTAGCTACGTGAGGTGCAACCATGTTTACAGCCATGCCTATACCTGTAATGATTGGAGCTAAAGGTAATAACAATGGCGTGATTGCACCTATCATGGTAGTAATTGGTGCTAAAGTGGTAGCAATTGAGCCAAAGAATTGAAGAACGTTGGGGAACATCTCGTCTCCATCCTTAGAGCCACCAAACATCAACTTCTTAACCCCAGATCCCATCTGGTTGTACATTTCTGTAAATTGTCCTTGAGTGGCTGCTGTACCCCTAAACATACGGCGGAATATTAATCCCACGGAGTCACCAAAATTAGCCTGCCCTAATGCTTTTTTGGCGTTGTACTCCAAGTCATCCTTGGCGTTAGCTAAATTCACCATTGAATCTTCAAAGCCTTTTGCTAAAGCTTTACCCATGTCAAAGCCTTTTTCCCTGAACTTGACCTGTAGTCCGCTCAATGTAGTCATTAATCCTGCGGTAGCTGTGTCTAAAAGCTTGGGGTCAATGTTGTTGATTTGCTTGGTAGACATCCCAGCCCTTTTTAGCCCCTGCTTGACTAGTTCCTTCATTGCATCCTGGTCATTACTAGCATAAGCTTCTGTGAGCTTACCCATAAATCCTTTGGTGCTTGTGCGGGGGTTGGCAACTAAATCAGCAGCAAGATCGTTCAGTCCATTGGATTGCCTAATATTTTTTATCTCTGCATTACTAACTCCACGCTCTCTAAGAATGCGGATAAGCTTGGCTTCTCTTGTTCTCTGTGTAATATCAAATCCTTTTTTGCCTATATTAGCTTCCAAATCTCCTTCAAATCGCAAAAAATCACGTTCTTTTTTGGTTATATCAAGAGGATTGTTGAGTACGCTGTCACGGGCTGCGGCTAATTGTTCCGGTGTCATAGCATCACGAGCAGATTTAGTGACACCACGCTCTCTTAATATTTGTTTAGTAAGTCCATCTAATCTTTTTGTGTTACCTGATTCAAGATTCCGTGTTAATACTTGTTCAGCTTTACTTTTTTCAATTCCAAACGCATTAATAACATCTGCTATTGTTCCTGATCTCTCTCCCATTTTCCTGCCAATCATTCTTTGAATTACAGACTTAGGAATAACAGGAATATCAAGGTTATTTAAAACACTATTTAGTAAAGTATTTCCTAAGTTTTCTACTAGTTCTTTACTAGCATCAACTCCTTTGAAGTCTTGTAACTGAGCTTTTTTTCTGTTAATTTTTGTTTGATTTTCAAAAACTTCTTTTGCGCTAAGTGCTTGTTTTTTAAGATTAGGTTTCATGGAATTATCCAACCCTAAAATACCGCTAAAAGCATCATACACTGGACTGACAGCATTTATTCCCAATCCAAGTAATGGATGTGATCCAGCAATAAAAGGGAGTGGAGCAACAATCTTGCTTAAAAAACCCGCGACACCAGCGGTCTTAGTTCCTGCTAAAGTCGGTAAATTTATTTTGGTAATAGAACTAAGTAAATTAGTTAAAAAGCCACCTTCTTTAAGGATATTATTTTCCAATAAATTTTTAATAATGGAATTGCCAAACCTTAATGCCATCCCTCCTACAAAAGGCATTGCAAAACTTAACTTAGGAAGTAACTGAAAACTTGCAGGTATAAATTGCAAAAACCATGGCAATATACTCCTGGCTTGAGACAATAAAGCTTGGTGCAATGGCTGTTTAAGGGTATTAGACAAAGAAAATAAAGCTGCATTAACAGCATTCCGCATCACTTGACCCAGCGAAGCATAGCCAGACAAAGTGCTTTGCCGGATGCTTGATTTAACCGCTTCAAATACGTTAGTTACCAATGTATTACCTGCGTTTAAATATTGATCCGCCAAAGTAATTGAACCTTGAGGATTTTGTGGTGTTGACTGAGAATCTGGTACAGGCGCGTAACCGGACAACAATTTCTTAAAGCTACTACTTATATTCTTTAAAATCCCATCTTTAAAAATAGAAGAGAAGAAATTGCTGCTTATATTTTGAAGTCCGCCACCTTTAAAAATAGAAGAGAAGAAATTGCTGCTTATATCCTGAAGATTTGTACTTTTAAAAATAGCAGAAACAAGTCCAATACCTACATCCTTAAGACTTCCGCCTTTAAAAAAAGAAGAAATAAGTTGAATGCTAATATCTTGAAGACTTCCGCCTTTAAAAATAGAAGAAATAAGTCCAACACCTATATTTTTAAATATCCCACCACCTTTAAAGATAGAATCAATTGCTACGTTTTTAAAAATACCACCCGCAAAAAGAGAAGAAACAAGCCCAATTGCTATATTTGGAAGTCCTCCACCCATAAACATGGAGGAGATAAATTCAATGCCTACATCTTTTAATGCTCCACCTTTAAACATAGAGGAAATAAGTCCAATACCTACGTCTTTCAATGCTCCACCTGCAAAGAAAGAAGAAATAAGGTTTTTTAAGACCCCGCCGTTAAAAAATGAAGTACCTATATTTTTAAATACTTTACCTTTGGAAAAATTAAGCAAAGTTTTAAAAATACCACCTGCTATATCTTGAGTAGCTTTTAATGCAATAGGTGCAAAATTTTTAATCCCAGTCCCTATACTGCTAATTATGTTTTTACCAATCTCAATAAATACTTGTGATGGTGATGCAATCTTAAATATATTTTTAACTGTGGCTATCACACTTTTAGCAAAGATATTAATTGTTCTTAAAACATGAGGAACAGACAGTAATACACCTTCTTTAAGTGCAGATATGAGATTAATGCCTATATCTTTATAGCCAAGTCCATCCTTCCGCATCTGCTTAATATTATCAAAAAAGCCTTTAGGATTTATTGGTTTAACGTCTTCATAATAAGTCCCTGTATAATCAAGAATCTCTTTTTGCAGCTTAGGTTTATTTGCACGTTTAGCTTGCTCGTGCATTGGGATTAACCTATGTGGATAAAGACCCTCCTCTTCTGCAAATTTTTCTAAAGAGTAAAAAGGATAACGACTTTTAATTTTCTCGTATTTACGTAATAATCTTTGCCCTTCTTTTATACTTGATGGAGTATTAAAATATTCACTCTCCATCTCAATCCTTTCTTTAAGAAAAGCATTCTTGGCTGTTCTTCTGTTTAAAACATCATTAATTCCAACAAAAGAGTTTTCTCTTATAAAACCATCCTTTTGGTAAGTATATGGGTATTTTGATTTAAGATACTCTTGCTTGCTCTTTACACCATCATCTGTTTGAACAAAAGCATCCCCCCATTTACTATCCCAATCATCAAATTTATCAAAAACATTGTTTAATGTCTTTTGAATATAATCAGCTTTCTTTTTATCGCGCTTAATAGTAGCATCACTTTTATTAGTTGGATCGAGAAGTTCTTCTAAATCATTAGCTGCATATTTAAATACATAATCATGACTTATGCCAGAAATGTTTCTTTTTTGTAATTCTGCATATTTTTTTCTTATTTCTTCAGGTGTAATGCCAGATACATAACCATCAAATCGCTCCATTTGCTGACTTAAAACTCTGGCTGGATTTATTTGTAAATTCTCTTCACTTAAAATTTGAGATTTAAATTCTTCTCTAAGTGTTGCTTTTAACTTTTCAGCTAGTGTTTTAGCAGATTCTACAGCTTTATCAGATCCGTTGTCAATACCTACTCCAGTGCTACTAGCAAAATTCTTACCAACATCAATACCTTCACCTGATGGTGACGCTATTCTAAATACTTTTTTAATTGCACTTAGTATGTTTTTGGCAAAAATAATGACTGTTGCCAATGCAGAACCAGCGGAAGTTAAGACACCTTCTGAAAATGCAGATATGACATTTCTGCCTATATCTTTATAGCTGAGTCCATCTTTCCGCATCTGCTTAATATTGTCAAAAAAGCTTTTATGATTGATTGTAGGTTCTACATAAGAATCTGGTAAATTTCTGGAAAGAAACTTAAAGATTCCTTTTTGCACCCCAGTCCTATTTTGAATGCCAGCTTGCTCTTGCATAGCCATTAATGAATCAAAATCAAGCCTTTTTGACAGTATAAAGTATGGTAGAGAGTAAAGTTTGCCACGAGACACTTTATTATTGTCAAAGTCACGCAATAAACTCTTACCACGTTCAATGTTCTCTTTTGAAGAAAAAGCCCCACTGTCTCTTAATGATTCAATTTTTTCTTTAATTAAATTATCAGCAGTTTTTCTTTTGTTTAAAATATGGTTAGTTCCAAATAAATCAAAGTGGCTATAATTACTGGGAGCGTCAGCATTGTTTTCTCCGTCCATCTTAACAGTTTCATTTAATCCTAAACCTAATCCTAAACCTTTGGCAGTGTTTGTTTTTTGACGATTTGGTAATGTAATATTAAATGCTTCTTTAATCGCATTTAATATATTTTTAGCAAAGTTAATTACTATCTTTATTGCAGTACCACTAGAAGTTAAAATACCTTCTCCAAACGCAGACACAAGATTAGTACCTATATCTTTATAGCTGAGTCCATCTTTCCGCATCTGCTTAATATTGTCAAAAAAGCTTTTATGATTTATAACGGGATTTTCGTAAGAAGCTGGCATACGTCCAGAAAGTTCTTTGAAAATTTCTTTTTGTAACTTGAGCTTATTTTCAATGCCAGCTTGTTCGTGCATTGACATCAGCAAATAATCATTAAGCCCCTTTTTATTTGCAAATTTTGCTACAGAATAGAGTGGATTAGATGCTTTATCTTTTTCAAATTCTTCTAATAAGCCCTTTCCATGCTTAATATTTTCTTCATAAGGAAAAGCGCCAGACTTTTTAAATGATTCAATTTTTTCTTTAGTTAAATTATTTTTAGCCGTTCTTCTGTTTAAAACATCATTAACTCCAAACAGATTTAGTAAATTGTAGGAAGGTGCATCACCAAAATCCAAGCCTTCTAAATAAGACTGAATTTCTGGTTGTTCAGCAAAACGTACTGGATTGCCTTGCACCCTATTAAAAGCTGTCCGTGCTTTTTTTTGTAATTCTCTTAATTTCTCTTGAGAAGTTGTATGAGATTGAATATATGCTTTCCCGCCGATAACAGAATGAATTGCATCACCAAGTATAATATCGTTTCCGTTAGATAAAGTAGGATCGTCAGGATCGCCAAGAAATACAAATAAAGGTGCTTTCTTAGTATTTATGCCATAACCTTTGTATTTGGGATTATAAGTAAATCCCAGTTTTTCAGCCATCTTAGGATGTTTTATCAAAAAATCATTGACTTTCTTGGCAACACCAAATGGTGTTTTAAATTTTGTTGCTTTTTTTTCGCCGGCATTCCAGTCATAAACATCATTAATTTGTAATCCTCCTTCTTTATTCTGTCCATAATTAAATCCACCCAATGTCTTGTACAAAGTTTTAAATTCTGGTATCTGAGCAACACTAGTTCCAACGACACCGCTTGTTACACTCCAATCATCAGAAATCATTTCCGTTTGTTTTTGTGCCATACCCCACAAATTTTTCCATTCTTTCTTTTTATTTGCTTTAGCAAATTCAGCCATAGATTGGTACATCACAGCCATCTCTGCTTCTCTGGCTGTGCGTCCTTGTATTTTGTGAACATCAATATTACCTTGATAATATGCGCCTAAATGTTTAAAAGGTGCTGATACTTTATCGCCTAATATACCAGTGCTTCCTATTGCAACCATACCTGCCCCAAGTAATGAACCAAAGAAGGTTCTTTTGTTAACTTTGTTAGCTTCGTCATAAACATTTTTAGTAGTTTGCGCCGTTCCATCTGCTGAATTTTTAATTATGTCATCATAGCTACTTATGTCTTGAGAGTTAAATAAATTAATTTTTTTAGTTACAAAATCAAAAACTTTAAGCAATAATTTACTAGCACCTGATACATCAACAATACCCTTTTTAATCCCAACTGCTAAACCTGACGTTATCATTAAGCCCAAGGCGATCATCACCTTCGATGGTGAACTAATGCCCATATTTTGCTTAATTTGTGATTGAACAGAATCGCCTAAAGTAGCGATCGCATTAGTAGCAATACCAGCGTTTTTGAGTATACCCTGTTCTAACCCTTTAACAACATCCTTGCCCGTCTGGACAAAATTAGCTACAGGGGCAAACTTACCTATGGTTGCATTTGCTAAAGATGCTGCTGTTCCCATTGCCACAGCCCCAGCGTTGTAAAGGTTAGCATCATTGCCACCGTGCATACCAGGAACAACTTTTAAGCCACCACCAAACATCTTTAATGCTTCGGCGCGTCCTATTTTATTTGCTTTTAAATATTGAGGAAGTACATTTTTGAATGTACTAGCGTAATTCAGTGTAGAATCTTGTTGTGTTTGTTGCTTAGTATCTTGGTGTGCTTGTTTTAAGGACTTGGTGATCGCCATAGTTCTGAAAGCAGCCGCTACACCGTCGTTAGCAGACTCTATGGGATTAGTGAAAGCTTTTAATCCTAGTGGGGTAACAAGTTCCGTACCAAATTTAGCGACATTAACTAAATGGTCAACAGCTTCCCTGGGCTTAACAAAGCTTTTATCTGTTACTGCATCCTTGACAAAGTTTTTGGCTGTCCCATAAGTAGCTTGGAATAAAGTCTGATCTGGATTAGCTGCGTGATGTTCCCCAACCTTGTCAAGCATGTTTAAGCCTGTACTGGTTGCAGACATGGCAATCATGGCTTTGTTGCTAATGTCGCTTAAATTGGGTATCATGTACGTACCCGCCAAGCCTAAGCTAGATAAATCATTAAGAGGGTCAAATGCAGATTTAATGGTTGTCACCATTTTCCTAGCACCCTCAGACACTTTACTGTTCCCCTTCTGCATCCCAAAGAACAACCCAGAAGCTATCATCATCCCAATCTCAAACATCACCAAAGATGGAGACTGGATGCCTAATTGCTTTTTAACAACTTTAATAAAATCGTTGAGCAACTTTTTAGTTTCAGCAGAGACACCATCAAAATTACTGACAATACCCCGTTTTAATCCTTCAGGAATTTCTATACCAGCTTTTTCTGCTTGAGCTACGTAATTCTTTCTATCTTTTTCAAGTATCTGCCCTTCTGCATAATTTAACGAACCTATCATCTCATTTGCTAATTTAGTTTTTCGTCTTATAGGTGATTTTCCTTTAGAATGAACGTCGGTAAGTTCACTATTAATATATTTTTGATACCCCTGATCCTCGGCTTGTTTAACGATTGCATCTATGTCTGTAACTGCTTTTTCGGTATGAGATGCAAAGTTTTTAAGCTTATTTCTTGTTGCATCAATATCTTCTAAATTACCTGATTTCTTAGCACGATCAACATCAGTTTTTAGTTTTTTATACTCTGCGGTAAAATAATCGTTTATAATCTCAAATACATCTCTTGTTGTGTCTAAAGATGTCTGTTTTTTTGTGTTTATTTTTTCAATATTTATTGGTTTTTGCGGTACTAATTGAGCGTTACCTTCTTGATCGGTTGCATCCATAAATCTTTTAGATGCTACAATATTTTTTGCAGTATTTAACCGCACTGAGTTAATATTTTGTTTTAACTCTAGCGGCAATGGTTCTAACACTGTAATATCTTCGTTTTTAGTAGATTTTTGAGGAATATTTACAGGCTGCTGTAACTGCTGTGCTTGTTCTGTAGGCAACTGTAAAGGTGTTTTTTGTTCTGCGTTACTAGGTAAACTAGCATTTATCTTTTGATTGATTTGAGATTGAACAAAGTCCTTAGCTGCTTTAGCAGTGTTAGATAACGATTCAACGGTATTATTTAAACCTTTTGCAATATTTGACTGCGCTAAGTCAAGCTGTTGTTTAACTTTTGGTAGTACATCTTGCTTTGGCTGCAATAGCTCTGCATCATTGTTAGTAGACTTAGGTTTTTTAGGATCACTTGCAGAGTTAATTGCAGATTGCGTAGAACCAGTTAATACATTAACTGCATTAGCCAGTAGTTGAACCGCGTTCTTTAAATCATTTGCAGACTGCTTAATCTCTAAAGAAGCAGCTTTTATTTTGTTTATAGAATCATTAAAACCTTTGGTTGTTTTGTTAAGATTAACAGCAGCTTGCTTGATTTCGGAGGAGGCTGTTTCTACTTTAACTAATAACTTGTTAGTTTCCTTGTCGGATTCAAATTTAGATTTAGTTTTTTTGGGCTTTTGAGAAGCATTTATAGTAGCACTATTAGCTAATATATTGGCTGCGTTAATTAATAATTGAGCAGCATTTTCTAAATCCGAACTAGTAGCAACAGGTTGTTGAGATTTATTAGATTTTTGAAATATCTTTTTAACATTTTTAACTATTAAATTCTCAGGTACATGAGATTGAGGTTTTAGGACTTGATCTGCTTGTTGAGGTGCTGATTTTTGAGGTGCTGGTTGACCTGCCTCTTTAAGAATTTCAAATGCCCTTTGAGATGCCCTGCTGATTTTTTTGCTTGTTGAACTCTGACCTGTTGAACTCTGACCTGTTGAACTCTGACCTGTTGAACTCTGACCTGTTGAACTCTGACCTGTTGAACTCTGACCTGTTGAACTCTGACCTGTTGAACTCTGAGATTCTGATATCTCATTTATATACGGTATTACTACTTTTTTGAAAACTTGTTTTCCTGCTCTAGCAAGCAAATCCTTAGTTCTTTGTTGTGATAAATTACCACTTGCATAATCAAACGCAAAATCAACGACTATATTTTGTACAATTCTTTTCACCTGATTTTCTGGCAATTTATCAGTTGAAATAGTTTTTTCGCTAATACTTGCAGATGCTGAAACAGGATCAGGGTTGACTTGAGTTTTTTGTTTTTTTACTTTTTGTGAACTAGATTCTGTCTGCGTATTTTGTGTTGGTGCATCCCCAGGATTAGCTTGTGTTTTTGTACGCAAGCCAAAATAACGCAAAAACGCATTATTAGCTTTTCTGGCCATGCCAGAAATATTTGCGCCGAATATGTCTTCAGCACTCTTATCAAGTCCACCAATAAATTGCTTTCCAATTTCTTGAAAAATGCCATTCAAGGCAGCACTAACAGGATTAGCAACTACATTCACATTTTGTGTTTTACGTGACGACAAAACCTCTTTAGCTGCTTGTTGTTGCACTGGCGTTGAAGATGATTTCTGATCTTTCCCTCGATTAGACTCTTTAACAGCATCTTTAACAGCATCAGTTAAACTTTTTTCCAGTTGCTTACTTAATTTTGATTCAGCAGTAATAGCAATAGTTTTACTAGAAAGTCCATTTAATCTACGATTTAATTCATCAAGATTTTTTGAATTAACGTTAACATTAATTGGATTATTATCAAAATGTTTATTAACTTGTTTAAGATGTTGCGCCTCTAAACTTAAACGTTCATTTAAGATAGTCAATTGACTATCGTTAACCACGGGAGTAATAGGGTTACTTTTAAAATAATCATTAGTTTTTTTAAGATGTCGTACTTTTAAATTTAAGTGTTCATTTAAGTTAGTCAATTGACTATCGTTAACCACGGGAGTAATAGGGTTACTTTTAAAATAATCATTAGTTTTTTTAAGACGTTGCTGATTAACACTCAAATGACTACTTAAATTATCTTTTTTTGTAGTTTTATTGTTGTCAAGAGATAAATTAATATCTTTAAAACTTTTTTCTACTGCTTTTGCAGCCTCATAAGCTTTCTTCTTAGCCCGTTCCAAGGTCTTTTCTAATTCAGAGGAATCAGCAGACAACTCTACAATTAATTCGCCTAAATTCATAATACTAACTCCTATAAAGAAAAAGATTACAGACCAAGAATATTAATCTGTAATCAAGACAGTAGCAAATTCAAAGCTGATAAAATAGCAGGTGGCAACCGATTGTTTTTAATAATATCCTTGAGGATACTTTCAGTTACTTGGCTAATCTTACGGGAATTGTCCTTAATATCATCAGGAAAGGGCAATAAATCAACAAAGTCCATATTGGGGTCAGTTTCCTTTTTGAACCCGTTAAAAAGCCCTGTCCAACCGATCGCATGAACCCGACCCTCAACATTAGCCTGTTCCCTGCGGTAGCGTTCAAGTGCTTCAATACACTCAAACACCACGTGAACTGGCTGATCTAGGAAGGTATCCCAGTCTCTAAATCTAGGGTCGGCAATTCGGTAGGATTGGATACGCCAGTAGATGTCTCCCCAGTCAACAGGGGAACTGGTTGCTCCCCCTCAACAGGTGCGGATGGAGGCTCAACTTCTACCTGCCATCTACTACGTTCTTTTTCGTAAAACTCATAAATAGCGGATACAAATTCATCGCTACAATCCTTGGTGTCTTCTTCAGTCCAGTTATCCGTACCAACTACGTAAGACTTGGTTGATTTGTCGTACAAGAATCCTGTGGAAATTGGTAAGTTTTCAGTCACAGGCTCAACCTGAACCAAGAGTGATTCATGGTCAGGGCATGATGCGTAATTGCCAACCACTGTTACCAAGCAATCGCCGAAGCGGATCACTTGTTTGTCCTGCAATGTGAGTTGAAACGGGTGTACAGAGATGCTTGTGGAATTGAAAGTCACAGGTGCAATCAATTGTACTGGGAAAGCCACTCGCTTTTTGATCAATAGAGTGGCTATAGCAATGGACACAGAGGTACTATCTGTGGCACTCAGGGCATTTAGTTCAGTGAAGTCCTCAATGTAGTCGTAAATGACATCAGAGTTATCTATTTCAGAAGTTCCGTCAGCAGAACGAGTAGGGGAAAGTAGTTCCTGGGCTTCTGCAATTGTCACCCCACGATCTACAGAGATTTTCTTAACTAATTTAGAGGCAATAATAGCGGCTCTTTGTCTTTTTGCATCTATAGACCCAATGTCCATAGATTCACCCGTGGTCAATGAACCGCGTTTTTCTAAATAAATAATTCCGGTGTTTTCGTTGCCTACAGGAATGATCTCAAAATTGGATTTCTTGCTAATTATTGGGCGCATAATTCGATTTCTAAATTATCATGGGAATCGGCTAAAAGTTGATAGGTTGCCACCTGCTTAACAGAATCAGGAATCTTGATTTTAAAAGAGGAATTGTGACTGGAAACAGTTATTTCACCTGACAACCCCCCTCTAAAAACTGCCGCACCGCAAAGCAACCTATCATCGTCGATGCGGCAGTTGATCAGGACAGCTAATAGTCCAGTGCTATCCTTGAGAACTTTCATTAGAGGTTATAGGCAGGGAATCCACTGGAAGAACCACCAGTTGCGTAGTAACCAGGAAGCCATGAAATTTCACCTTGAAACTCTAAAGTGCCAGTGTATTTCATGACTTCTTGCACCGTAACTGGCATAGTTAACGCCGTGGTTTTTGCTACACCTTCATATCTTTCGCCAGTAGGGAGTGTAGCGATCGCCCATAAGGGTCGGTTCATTAGCACCGGGTTGTTATATGGTGCTTTGATGAAGTGCATCAAACACTGATCGTCTCTAAATTCAGTTCCTTCAAAAGTAATTTCTCGCTTCACACGAACGACAGCAGAGCTAGTACCGCTACCATTCATGTTATTGGTGGTATCCACAACAACTGGTCCAAATTGTGGGGTCATGTTAGTGAGTCCCTGTAGCGGAAACATATCCTGAACTAAGCGAGAAGTAGCATTAGCAGGAATAGCTCTAAACAAAGGAGCAACTGTCAAGGATACTGCGGTAGTACCCGCTAAAGTTGCGTTAGCCAGCAAAAGTACGTGCTGACGACCCAAAGGATTGCTTTGAGCAGCAAAAGACAAGGAAGTACCAGCAGCAATAGTATAAGTAACGCCTGCTGTTGCAGTAACACTGATAGTAGTAGCACCCTCTAAAGCACCGGCAGGACAAGTCAAAGTAGTAAAAGTAACTGAATCAGTGCCGGGGGGAAGTAATTTTAGATCAAGGCTAAAATTTTGAAGAACAATAGACTCAATGGGACGGGTCGCTAAAGCCATTTTTAATACCTCAAAAGAAAATAAATTAACTTAATTACGCGCTACGACCAACACGGATGGTATTGTAGAGTGCGTCTAAATCTACACTAGGAACGTTGCCCTGGGAATCCACAAGGTTGATTGCCGTGGTTGCGTTGGCGGGAGTTCCTGTTGTACCACCAAGAGTGCCGTCGTACAGGTATAAAGTGGGACGAATAACAACTACTGAACCTCTTTTTTCATAGAGCAACCGAATACCCCAAGTGGTTGGGGCAATAGCAGGTGGTGCAAAAGTAAGTACAGTGCTGTTTGCTGTCGTACTGGGTGCAGTAGCGTTAACACTGATGGTAATAGAGGTGGTACTGTTGATAGCAGTAACAGTGTTAGCAGCAATTGTGCCACCACCAGAGGAAACAGTAACTACGTCACCTATACGGACGTTAGCAAAACCATTAGCAGTAGTCGTCGTAATGGTTGCGCTGCCAGTGGTGATGTTACATCCAGAAACGTTAAATGTGGCAGGGGTGATACTGGCATGAGTGAATGGAATAAATTGAGACTCCTCAAGACCAGTGTCTACTTCTACCGCAGCACCGGGGTTAATGACTGCGTTGGTAGCATTGGTTGTGACAGATTTTAGTCTGGCAAAATCTATGGTAATCGGCATAAGTTTAAATCACTACAGGGTCAAAGATGAAAATCCTGGCTTGTTCCAATACATCAGAAGTTGCGGGAATGTGCGTGTAACGTAAGACAATAAATCCGGTTTCTATCTTATTGAGAGCAATAGGTAGATTTGAATTTTTAGTCCAGTTGCGTAATAGAATTTCCCATTGCTGCGGCTTGTACTTAGAGCCACTGCTGACAACCTTAGCGGCGACACTGGGAACTTCTTTGATTAAGCACTCAAGTCCGTTACTTGCTGATGGTGGCTGAGATGAACTACCGTACACCCAGATAGAAGGTAGTCCGTTTGTGTAAGTGCCTAACTCAGTAGTAAGCAATGCACTTAAACGCTTTCTTAAATCAGATACTTTCATGAGAAGGTGTTTTTCTTAACTTACTGAGTGCATCTTGTAGCTCAAAAAAAGCCGCGTGTGCGCGAGATTTATCCACTAAGTTACTCAATGCGCTAGTTATATCTTTAACCTCAACAACAGTAGGTTTGCGCTTAAACACCTTCATACTGCACCTGATAAGAATTTTTTAATTCACCTGTATCAACTATGTTGCGAGGTGAGGTGACAGTTCTACCATTTCTGCGGACTGTGGGACGTGGCCACTGCCACCGATCATCCTCAAGATTGGACTGACAAGCTTCACCAAATCCTTCAGACATGGATACAAACGCATCCTTAAAGTTTTGAGATTGGGAGAACTTACCAGTGTACTCGCCCAGGAAGTCGTACTCATCAATGGCTACATCTACCCAAGGGCGGGCGGGGTTTTCCGTGCCATTAGACAAAGTAACACCTTCATGAACAATTACCGCGTGAGGGGCAGTCCAGGCGTGGGTAGCCGTGAGTTTGCGAGGAACTTTGAATCGTTGCCATTTAACTGAAACCATAATCACACCTTACCTGCTATTGTTAAACGACCCTCAATGTACTTATTTCTTCCTTCTAAATATCCATTTATTCTGTTTTGAACCACAGGAATAAATTGCCATTGACCTGTAACTGCATCACCCATTAAATCGGTTAAAACTGCGATCGCGGTAGTTTGATAGTTGATATCTAAGTTACCCCAATTGCCAATTTTACGACCCTTTAAATAAATGATATTTTGACCCATTTGAGCATCTTCATAAAGAGGCTTAAAGTCTTTTTTGATAGAGACAGAAGCGTGAACAATGACGGTAGAAACCGACTCAATGATATTTCCTACGGCATCCTCAACAAACTGGCCACTACCTGTTTGAAAGGTCAAACTTAGGTTAGAATTAAAGGGTTCTACATAGCCAATTGTCTGGTTTACATAGGAGGAAATCATGATTTTATTCAGCAACTTTATTATCAAATATCCAGAATTTACAGGTGAGGAAACTAAGTTCAACTTGTTTCTTTCGGAAGCAATTCTAGAAGTGGAACTGTACCATTGGGGGAACTTGAAAAACGTAGCAATTGAGTTATTGACCGCTCACAAAATCACACTTACAAAACAAAATGTAGGTAGCGATTATAGTACAGGAGTCCTGAAAAAATTAGAAGTAGATGACGAGTCTTACAATGTGGAACTTCAAAATATTCCTAATAGTTATGGACAAAGTAAGTACGGACTTGAGTATCAACGACTGCTAAAGATTGTCACAAATACGAGTCCAGAATCAGCATCAACAACCAAAGGAACATCTTTTTTTGGGACTAGAGGTCAAAGCCAGATCAAGTGGTCACAGTCTAAATAGTAGCGATCGCAGTATTCTCAACGTTCCTAGCAGCAATAAATCGGGGGTCCATTGCCAACGGAAAACCACGACCCGCCACGGTAATGCTTTCTTGAGGTGGTTCTTTACTGAGAATATCAGTGGTAGTAACTAGTCCGCCTCTGAAGTTGTTGCTTGCGGTGGGGACAATGGCTCTTTCGATAAAATTATCGGTAGCAAAGAAATAGTAGCCACTGGGAATATAAGGCAACTCGACAGTACCATTACGTCCGCCACCGCGCTGATAGTAGACAGCATCGGATACAATAATCTGCGTATTTGCATTTTGACCACCACCTGCTAAAAGCCGTTGCCCAATCAGTCCAGAAATTTCGGATAGAGATGGAGGTGGCATAGCAGCGACAGCGGCTGGGTTAGCTGCTCCTACTTCTGTAATCATACCCTTAGCACGCCCTACCGATTCTTTAGTGCTAGTCTGGTTTCTAAGATTGTTAGCAGTCACCCGACCCATAATGATAAAAGGTGGGAACTTGTGTAGAGTAAGATAGTAGGACTCTATATGACTCACTAAGTCGTCAATGCCAGTAGCGGTTGTCCACTGTGACCATCTAGCAGTTCCAGTTAATGCGGCTGGTAAATGGGAAGTGGGGACTTGGTTTGAGTAGCTAAGGATAGCAGAAGCGCGAGATGTAGGATCGACATAATTGCATTGCCCAGTACAAGCGACCTGTAGTGTTAGCACAGTATGCAAGTTAATACATCCTTGATACAGAGAGGCGGGTATGCCTAAGTAAGTATCTTTAATCCTTTCAGCAGCTTCAGCATTGCCAGACATAGCAAGCCTTTCAGCTTGCTGCATTACCATGAAGTCCTCTTCTGTAATTAATCTACTTTTAGCTATTTTAAAGTTGCCAAAGGTTTCCTGGGTAACACTAATCCGATCTACGTCCTGAGGAATAGTACCATCAGTAGCAACTACGTAAGCAAGAGTTGGGGTGTATGCCCGCATCTTGAGTAGTGCTAAAACCGGATCAGAATACTGGACAAAAGGGAAAAAGCGATTGAGAGCCGGATCGGGGTAGCCGTCTAGGTAGGTTTCCCCAGTGCTGCTAACAGTTGCAAGCTGCAAATCAATAGTGCGCTGGACTACCCCCGGCTGTGAATTAATTAATTCAATAATAGAAGCCATAAATTACACCAAACGAATTTCAGGATACAAGGCAATCAATTGTCCGTCTATGTATGGTAGGCGATCGCGGTAAACGTCTGCTTCTAAGTACAAAGCGTAGTTTTGACTTTCTTTGTACAGCAAATCAATAGGTACAGCAGGAGACAGCATACCTAAATTTTCCGGTGAACTAGCAGCGACCCCTATAGGCATACCCAAGGGTACAGACACAGCAGCCGCACTGATGGTAACGGTATCAGTAACCGGGTCAACAGCAGAAATAGTACCGATGCTAACATTGGGGACAAACACAGCACCAGATGCGGTAACGCTACCATTGGTGGCGGTGGCACTAGCGGTAAAGCTGTAGAGGCTGGTAAAGTCTTTTGCCCAAAAAACAATAGTAGAGGCGGGTGCCGTGCCAGCTACGGACAATGCAGATACCAATCTAGAGGTATAAGAATTGGATGCGATCGCACTAATAACTTTAGCAGCGATGTTAGCGTTAGTTGCTGTTAGTGAAGCACCAATATCTGCGGAAACAACGGTATAGACTACGGATACGCCATTAATAGTGACAGTAATGGTGTCATTAGCAAGCCAACCACTTCCGGTAGATGTCACGGTCAAGCGCACTGAAGGTGCAATGATAGATAACATACCACCGGGGATGAAAATACCAGCCGTTCCCACAGGAAAACTAATAGAAGTAGCATTGGCAGCGGCAGCAAGTCTTGTGGTCATCCGTGGTAAAATGCGATTGCCAGGAAGGTTAGCAGATGTACCACTACCAGCAAAGAAACCAGGTGCAAATGTTTTAACTAACTTGCGTATTGCCCCAGTTGTACCTGTAGCGTAATTATGGTTCAATAGGGTATAGCGAGTAGCTTCTGCACAGTTGTTGCGTGCCAATACAGGATAAAAACCTGATAACTCATCATCGTAAGGATAAGACTCGTAACGCATTAAATTTCACTCCTAATTTGAGATAAAGAGCCTACAATCCGAGCGGCACGAGATTCTATATCAGCAGTATTAACAGTAGGGTCAGGGTTGGTCACAGGTTCACTGATTGATTGTTTTAAATTAAGTAAAGGTGCGGTTCTTTTCTCAATTAAATCAAGGTGAAATTCCATGTAATCTAGCTTATTAGACTTGAGATATTTGTTGATATCTTCAGTGGCATTTTCTGAGAATAAATCACCAAACTCAACAGAAGATAATTTACCTTCTGATACTAATCCATCTGCTTTTTGACGCAGGCTGTAATACTGAGATACTATGGTTTCGCGCTGCTCAAACGCAGAAATAATAGCGGTTTTTTCCTCAATAGACTGACTTAAACTTTTAATTTGTTCAGTCAATTTATTGTTTTCAGTAATCAACAAAGCCTGTTTTTCTGACAGGATGCCGTTACTAGATTTAACCTCTTCTAAGGCAGTTTTAGTGGCTAGTAATTCAGCTTCTAAATCTTTGTTCATGGGGTAAAAATTTGGATCTCCCTTAACTGAAACTTGATCAAAAAATACTTCAGACTTCCCGTAACCCACGGTAGGATCGGCAGGAATATCTTCAGCAGAAACTTCAAATAAAACTATTTTTGTAGCTTCTAATAGTGCCTTGGTTTTCAGGGAACGATACCCATCTTTATTAACAACATATTCTGCCGGGGTAATGACTCGGTATTCTTCCACAAAATAACCAAAACTAATACCACCAGAAGTGCCGTCCTCAAGATCAGATATGAATTGATTTGCCAAAGCGTTTCTAGAAAGCTTAACCGTGGCAACACCTCTATCGCCATCTAGTACCACTTGAGAAACCATGCCTAATTTTTGTCCGCGTTGATGGTTTCTCAAAAACGGACAGGTTTTATTAAGAACTCTGGTTAAGTCCCAATGGCTGGGGTCGTGGGATAGACGCTCATCAAAAACTACACTAGAACCTTCCGGTAAGTCTTCTGAGAAAGAATATCTTTCGCAGATATTGTCTTTCGAGGAAAACGAAAACCCAACCGTTCTTTCATCCTGATTTAATTGCAAATCAGAATTTAAGAATTTAGTTAAAATAGTTTTATTTCTAGTTGCGGTTGGCATATCTAAAAAATATAAACTAAGCTTAGTTTAGCGAATAGATCAAGGGTTCTAATATTTTTTAAATAGTAAAATAAATGATAATTGTAGAAATATGCAATTTTCTTTGATATATTATTAGTAACTTAATACCAACCGGTGACTATGATTTCAGATCCTACGATTTATGACACCTTGACATCAGAAGGAAAGATAGGAATACATATTTTCCTGGCACGGGAAAAACAGGGGATGTCAAGGAAGGCATTAGCCGCAAAGACCGGACTGTCAGTAAACGTGATTATTGCTATTGAAGATTTATTTAAGGAAAAAGATGGACGCAGGCAAACAATTACCTACAGCGAAATTGAATTAATAGCCGATGCACTCAACATTCCTGTTAGTTGTTTATTGCCCAGGTAATGCGATCGCTGGTTTCCGTAAAATGGCGTAATACTTCTGATGACAAAAAGGTGAAAAATGAAAAATACAATTACGAAGGTGTATCAATAGCACTAATTCCGACAGGAAAATGGTATAATATTATTGTTGGCAACGATCCTGTGTTAAACACATTTGACAGTGAATGAACTGCAAGAAAAATAGCAGAATTAATAGCAGATGAATTGCAAATAAGACCCGGCAGCGTTCCTGCAAATGCCACCAGGTTTAACAAGGTTGGAGATTCTACTATAGCATAAAACCCGGCATGGACAAGTTGCCGGGTGGTTACTAGGGTATGGAAATATATTACCATTAAATGCCAGAATTAAGCTAAAATTTAAAAGTAGAAAAACCCATCCTACACAACTATTGAACCCAGACAAGTTCAATAGTTTTTTTATTATGCACGCAACCATGAACAAACTTAATCCCAAAAACACAATTAAAATTAGAGAGGCCACTAAAGCCAGGTCATCAACTAACCAAGCGGTTTATGTTGAACTACCAGAACCACAGATAGGAGCGCAGGAATTATTTTATGATACTCAGGCTGATGTGTGCATATACGGTGGAGCAGCCGGAGGCGGGAAAAGCTTTGCGTTATTGCTAAAAGCAGCTAAGTATTTAAATACGCCTGGGTATGGTTCAGTAATATTTAGGCGAACCCGACCCGAAATAACTAATGAAGGTGGCTTATGGGATGAGTCAAGACTTTTGTACAAAAGAATAAAAAACTCAGTAGGACGGGAACATCAGCTAGACTGGACTTTTCCCAATGGTACAGCCATCAGTTTTGGTCACGCTCAATATGACAAAGATGTAGAAGACAAATACCCAGGGTCGCAGATATGCCATATCGGTTTTGATGAATTAACTAAGTTTTCAGAGCGTCAATTCTGGTTTCTGTTTTCTCGTAACCGTTCCGTATGTGGTGTCAAGCCGCGCATAGATGCAACCTGTAACCCGGACGCTGATTCATGGGTGGCCAAATTAGTTGACTGGTATATTGATCCGCACACAGGATACCCAATAGAAGAAAGATCAGGAGCAATACGGTATTTCTATCGAGTCAACAAAAAATTGCACTGGGGTAATACTAAAGAGGAATTGATGATAGAGTTTCCTGATTTAGCGGAAATAGCACCACCTAAGAGTTTCAGCTTTATTAGTGCAACGATTTATGATAATCCGATACTGTTAGAGACCAATCCCCAATACTTACAAAATTTACTATCGTTGCATCCAGTAGAGATGGAACGACTACTGAGAGGGAATTGGAAAATTAAATACGAAGCAGGAACTATCTTTAATCGGCAATGGTTTGAGGTTGTTGGTAGCGTGCCTAGCGGTGGTACTACAGTGGCTTTTTGGGATTTTGCGGCCACATCAGCAGCGGTGGCTACCAAGTCCAGTTTTTACAGTGTACGCACCAAAATGTACTTACACCAAGATACCTATTACGTCCTTGACTGTCACTGGGAACAGGTTTCGGCGGATCAGGGTGATGCTTCTGTGGTAAAAATAGCCTATCAAGACGGGCGAGATTGTAAAGTCCGATGGGAATTGGAAGGTGGTAGCGCGGGTAAACGCTACGAAGCATCCTTACGAAAGCAATTAGCTGGTTTTGATGCTAAGGGTGTAAAGCCCTTGGGAGATAAAGTGACCCGTGCATTACCTATGGCATTAGCGGCCAAGCAAGGTAAGATCAAGTTACTTAGAGGTGCGTGGAACGATCAGTTTCTAGCTGCGGTACATGAATTTGATGGTAGCAAAAAGCCACTCACCAACGACATTGTAGATAGTGCCGACGGTGCTTTTGGCGAGCTAGGTGTTTCTGCACCCAAGGGTATGTTTGTTGGCGGAAAAATCAATAATCCGTTTGCTTAGACTCTTCTTGTATTTTATTTTTTCTGTACTGGCGCATATATTTGTTTTGAATAAATGCCATTCAACTATAACCGTTTAGTCGTTCTGTCTAAGCGGTTCTTTGTCTTGCTTACTTATTTGCACCGTATAAAAAGTTAATAAAAATTCAGTACAAAATATTCTTTAAACCTATTGACATAAATAGTAGGATAGACTATATTATTAATATGAACAAAAGGAGACAAGATGAATTACAAATTGACAGCAATAACATTTACTGATGTAGCATCAGCAGAAAAATTCATAAAACAAAATAAAAAGTTCTGGGAAACAGTTAATGGGTTTACCCATAAAATAGTTAGCAGCCCGCTGACAACAACTATTACAGTGGTGTTTGCTAAGTCGCTAAATGTTTTAGCGACAATATTACACAAAACCAAAAATATAGCCAAATTCAAGTGTTATAGAGCAATATTTCATGGGTGGTTTCCACAGCCACCCAAGAACTTAAATAGACTTCCTTTAACTTGCAAAGAAGTAAAGGAATTTTTGAGAGAAGAGTTAAACTGCCTAAACCCTCCACCGAATACTGAAAAAACAAACTGGAAAACCGACCTTTTTATAGTCGCTACTTACATGGAAGACAAAGATAACTTTTGGACGGCTGCCTTAGCCGTCATTGAGTGGATCAAAAAACAGGAACAAAAATATGTTCCGATTTAAACTCAAGGCTGGTCAACACAAGACCAGCAAAATAATCTTTTGTAGTCCCTGGATTGCCAGGGACTTGATGAGTGCGATCGCGCTCAAAGACGACTTTCTAGAAAGTCACCCTGAGTATAATGGGTGTTTTGTGAGATGGGAGCAAAAATAGAACCACTTAGATTTTTTCTAAGTGGTTTTTTGTGTTTAAGCACAATTCTTAGTCGCGTTGACAAAAAACAATAGATAGACTATAGTGATATTTGGAGATTGAAAGAGGACAACATGACTTACTATCCAGAAACCCAAGCGCGTTACAACGCTACCAAAAAAGGCAAGGCGCGTAAACTCAAATATACAAAGAATATGAGTGAGGAACAACGGGAAAAACAGCGGCACGCTAAACGAGAATGGCTTGCCAACTTAACAGAAGAACAAAAAGAAAAGCAGCGTAAAGCCAATCGTGAGTGGGCTGCTAACATGACGGAAGACCAGC